CATTTTCATTTTCATAGCTGCTGCTTTTTTCATCATCATTGTAGATTTTTTAAGCATAGCCATAGATTCTTTTTTCATCTTCATTGCAGCTTTTTTCATTTTAACCACAGAAGCAAATTCTGGGCTTAATTTACCGTCAGCTTTTGCTTTTCTTAATTTTGCGTTAAATTTAGTTGGAGCTTTTTTAGCCATTTTAGTTGGGGCTTTTTTCATTTTTGCAGGTGCTTTTTTCATCTTTAAATTTTGTTTTTAATATGTTTATACATTGAGTTACCTATATCTTCACCCACTTTACTGTCTGACTTATAGTGAGCGCGGGC